AAAAAGCCCCCGCACCAGTCTCGCTTGACCAGGTGCGGGGGCGAAAAACAATAAATGTAATAATAAGTAATTGGTGTGTGTGTTACTATTAACTTAAAAATCTAACTAAAAACCTAAAACTATAAATATTACTAACCTATGAAGAAACAGCAGCCTCACGGCTGTTTATCTGGTGCGCCATACCCAGATGGCGAAAGCTAACAATAAGAGGATGATGGCTGCGCCTCCGACTTTCATCTTCAGCCGCTGCCACATGGTGATCTCTGCGGGCACTTCCTTGATGACTTCGACAGGGTAGGGTGCCGGCACGCTGTCTGTCTTTGACTGGTAGATGGTGTCGTGCACCTCCTTTGAGATGTATTTCGTGTGCCATCTGTCAATGGTCACGGTGTCACCAGCTATTCTGACCTCTATGGAGTCATGCATGAAGATTGAGTCTTTCTGCACCTTCGTCTGGATCAGCGTGTCTGTGTGGTGCTCGATGACGGGCACATACTTCGTGGTTGTACAGCTGCTGCACAGCGTAATCAGGGCACAGGCTATGAGTCCCAGGATGATGCCCGCCAGTATGTTGGAGATGCTCATGCTTTCTTTGTTCTGGTTGTTGGTATTGTCAGTCATAAGGCTATGGATTGATAAAACACCAGATAGCAAACGCCTGCACAGCCTGACCTACCAGTCCGCCCAGCATGGTGCACAGCCAGTCGCCCCAGTCCCACTTGCCTCCCCATTGCTTGTCTTTGAACTCCATGCCGCTGGCACAACCCAGCACACAGAGAATGGTAAATACCAGTCCGATGGGGATGGCACATAGGAAGTGTGCCACTCGTGTATAGTCTTTGAATAATATTGCTTTCATACTTATTGCGTCTTTATGTCGTGAAGGTTTACTAAAAAAGAGGGACACCCCGTCGTGGGATGTCTCTCCTGTTGCGCCAGTACCGAGACCAAAGCCTCGGAGTGACTTACCTCTCGTCAGAGGTCAATGTCTTCAACGGTGACAGGTCTGTCAGCCTTGTGTCTACGATGTCCACTGTCATGTAGAGGGCCTCTGCTATCGCCTGGATCGTCTCCAGTGTCACGGCATACTTGCCCGCCTCTATGCGGCTGATGTGTGTGCGCTGTAGTCCAGCACGCAGGGCCAGCTGTTCTTGGCTCATTCCTGCCAACTTGCGCAGGGCTGCTATGCGCTGCCCTATGCGCTCTCGTGTCTGTTGTTTCTGTTCGTCTGTCATAGTCAAAGTATTTTTTCGTAGTGATTTTCTTTCAACCAGTCTGCCATCTCGCGCAGATAAGTGGCATGTGCGAGGGCTTCTTCAGTAGTTTCGAATGTGTCACCGTCAAGTAAGGTGAAGTCTTGCGTCTCGTTGAACTTGTGCTCCTGAAAGCGGCAAACGATATTGTGCGCTTTGTCGGTGCACACCCACCAACCTGGTTGGCGGGTGCTTGGCTGAATGATGAATCGTTCCATATTATCCGATGTAATAAACTTCTTCGAGCTGCTTCTTGGTGTAAGGGATAGCATAGCCGTTTTCCTGCTTTGCCATGCCGAACTGCTTGTCAGTGAACAAGCGAACCATGTAACGCTTTGAGAGCTTCTTGTTGAAGTTGTTGATGAACTCCAGTGCGCGTTCCTTGTTGGCGAAGTGCTTGCGATGGTTGGTGTTGTAACGTCCAGTATATCTGCTTGCGTAACCTTCGATGGCTGCGATGTCGCTCTTGGTGATATACTTACCAGTACATGGTGTGAACTCTGCCCAATAAATGTTGTAAGCTGAGAGGTTGGCTGTGGTGTTAGCTGTAGTCTTCATAATCTTCTTGCGTTGTTTATAGTGTTGCTCCCACTTTGAAAGTTATTTGTTTAAGTTTTACATTGCAAAGATAATACATTTTTCCGATATGTACAAGTATTTACACGTTTTTATTTATAGAATGTGTAATATTTAACACTTTTTTAACGAATGGTGTATATTTTGTTACACATTTTAAGGAATCTTTTCCACCAACTACGCATCTTTCTGCATAACCTTGATGATGCCCTGCCGTATGAGTTTCTTCACAAACGATTTGCGATTGAGTGCCGTGCGATATACGCAGCCCTCTTGCACGTCAACACGTCGAGGTCTTCCCATGTTGGTAATGTCGCCCGTCTTCGTGTCAAGGCAGAAAAGCGACTGTCCTGGCTGTAACTTTATTCTTCCTAAATGTTTCTGTTCTGTCATAGCAATTCCTCCACTAAGTCATAAACGTCCTTAACTGTGTAACTCTTGTTGCCGTACATTTTCTCGTCTGGGATGCTGATGCCAAATTCATGCTCCAGTCCCATGACGATTTCCACTGCGTCGAGTGAGTCTACATCGAGGTCGTCACTCAATACTGCATCACCTTTGATTTCGCTGTAATCTACGCCCAAAACTTCGTTCAGTACGTCGTTTACTCTCTTTTCAATTTCGTCTCTTTTCATACTTTTTAATCTGTTTAATCAGTGTAATCTGTGGTTATACAAAGTCCGCCTCTTCGTCTATCGTTCCGTCTGGTTCGTAGTCCGAGCCCTGTGTCACGATAATGGTCGCTATCTCGCGGCAATACTCCTTGGCCACCTTTGCGCCATCCTCTTGCGATGTGCCGGCGTTCAGTGCTGCCAGTCGTTCCTTCCATTCGGGCTTAGCCTTCTGCAAGGCGTCCTCCGCCTTAAATACCGCCGGGATGATCTGTTCAGCCCAGCGGTCGATTGTCTTTTTGTTTGTCATAATTCGTGTTATTAGTTAGATTCGTGTTCAAACATTCCGTCTGCCTGGGCAGCTCTGACGAGCTGCTGGTGGCAGACGGGTACTGGCAAATCACTGGACTGCCCGAACAGAGAAGCCGTCGAACCGGTAGCCGCTGTCCGCGGGACGGACATTCGAACTACCGAAGATCAAGAGGTAGCCGTCGGTCTGCGAGTCCAACGAGGATGACCAGTAGAGGCCGTGCGAACCACGGCTGAGCAGGCTCGTCCCGCTGATGTAACCTGCGAACGGTATGAAGATGGAGTTTCCGTTGATTTTCGATGTGAAGCAACGGCCCAGGTAGCCTTTGAGTGTCGCCACCTCCGACTCGCAGTTGTCTACCAACTCTTTGAGCTGCTCCTTGGTCGGCATCTTCCAGGGCTCTCCCAGATTGACGCGTGCTGCATCGTGTTCGAGGTCAATATCACCCTTTAGCTCAGAGCCTGGCGTGTTGTCATAGTCATCTTCGAAGTCGTAGTCCTTGCCGGCCTCATGGCCAACCGTATTTCCCCATGAGAAGTACAGACCTGTGTCTTCTGGATTCAATGCTCCGATGTTCCTGTCAGCCCACTTGGTACCAGAAGGCAAACCGAGGTCGATGGCTTGCACGTTTTGTTTAATGTCCTTTTTCATAATTCTTGCATTTTTGTTGGTGAAAATTCGTGTTATTCGTGTTCAAAATATACAGCTAATACGCTCGCGTATCAGCCTAATACAGCGCTGTATCAGCTGTAGCCGCGTCTGTATCAGCTGTATAATTCCAGAGAGTTAGTCGTTCAGCATCATGGGCATGGCCAGCATCAGCACGTCGTAGTCGTCCTCTTGCTCTGACGGCTCGATGACGATGGCGCGGTCTGGAGACTGCATGCTGATGCACACCTCCTGACCGCCAATCTTCTGCAAGACGGTCTTCAGGCAGCTACCACTGACACCTATCTCGATGGTGTCTCCCTCATAGTCGATGGCCATCGAGTCCGTGGCGCCCGTGCTGAAGTCGTAGTCCTCGCCACTCATCTTCAGTTCTTCTCCCTCGAAGTGCATGCGCACCATCTTGGCACCTTGGTTGTCGGCTGTGAATGGGATGACCTTGTGCAATCCGTTTAGCAGACGTCTACGATCTACCGTAGCGTATAGCGGCCAGTCTTCCGGAATGATGGCGTTGTAGTTAGGGTACTTACCTTCGATGAGTCTGAAGGTGATGTCCATCCCCAACAGGTCTATGTGTGCCCAGCGGTCGTTCCACTCTATGCCGATAAAGTCGCCCTCTTCTGCGATGTCTCCCAGAATCTTCGCCACCTTCCTGGGCATGATGAACGACCCGCAGCGCTTCTCGTCTACGTCGATGTGGTACTGTGACTTCACCAGCGCACGGCCGTCAGAGGCTACGATGTCCAGGTCTCCGTCGTTCAGCGCGAAGTTCACACCGTTCATCACTGGTCGCTGGTCGTCGTCAGCCGTAGCCCACAGGCTGCGCTTCATGGCGTCGCGCATCCACTCGCCCTTCAGTCCATCCAGCGTCTCGTTATACTTCTCTTCTGTCGGCATGGGGTATTCGTCGGCACCTTCCAGCGGAAAGTATGTCTCTCCACTCGAATGCTGAATGGTGAAACGCTGGTCGCTCTCCGTCGTTGCCAGGATGGTCACGGGCTGCTCTGGCAGTCCACCCAGCGCATCCTTCAGTCGTATGGCGTCTACACAGAACTTGCCACCGCCCTCGCACTCCGACAGAGCTATCTCACGAGTCATGATGGCCTCCGCGTCCGAGGCCGTCAGCCTGGCAATCTTCGCCTTCTCGTTCACTTCGAAGAGAATCTCGCCCAGGATGGGCAGCGCGTTCTTCGGGTTAATCACTTTGCAGAGGTTTTTTACAGCGTCCTCTAAACTGCTCTTCTGTACGATAATTTTCATAACTTCTTTCTGTTTAGTTGTTCGTTTAATTCCTTACTATCTCCCATTGTCCGTTGTCGTATTCCACAAGCTCGTCGCCTATGTACGCCACGCCCATCAGTAGTGGATTGCCAACCAGCATGAATTGATCAATGATAAGCTGTGGCTTGTCGACTATCTTGATAATCTTTCTAACACATGGCAGGGCAAAGACATCATTTAGATTCTTGCCCGTAAACTTAACTCTTCGTACTTCTTTCATAGTTCTTTATTTTCTTTCGTTTCACTTTTCCGCTTCCTTAGTTCCGCGTACTTGATGCGTAGCTGACTGATGGTCGCCTGTGCAATCTTCAGCTTATGCAGCAGCTCCTTGTTTTGCTTTGACATGTCCGCTGCCGCCTTGAATGCCTGCTTGCTGTCTTTCCACGTCGCTATGCTCTGCATCAGCACATGAATATCATCTTTGTCGACGTATTCCAGCTCTCGCATGCCGAAGTGGTATAGCAAGCCCTCCAGCAAGTCCTCGGCGGTGTAGAACATATACTGCCGCTTTCCAACCTCCACGGCATAGCCGTTTGGAAGTTGGCAGACATCCAGGTGAATTTTCTTTTTCATGATTTGTCGTTTTTTATATTCGTACCTTCTTGGCTACTGCGATGTAGTTAAGCGAAAGTCCCCACTTGTTATCGTAGCAAGCGCACAGCCCGCCACGGTGCATACCGCCTGCCCACCAAAACTCGCGGTCTTGATGTTCAAGTGCCATGCGTAGGAATCTCTCGGCTGTATATTTCAGTTCGTCGATGGTATGCCATTTCTCGGACTCCATCTCTCTCAGATATTCGATGCAATAAACTTGCTCAAAGTCGAAGCCGTTCATAACCTCTTCGACCAGTTTGTCTTTTTCTTCGTCGCTCATATCATTGTCGTATCTTTGAGGTCAATACCAAGTTCTTCAGCTTTCGCCTTCATCATTTCGATGTTGCGCCAGGGGTTGCAATGCACCTCCTTGTGGCACTTGTGGCAGAGCATGATGCCGTTGCGGATAGATTGCCCAAGTTCCGGGAATCGTGCGAGTGGCAGAACGTGGTGCAACTCCATCGCCTCGTACTCAAACGGCTGTCCGCAATGTGGGCAACGTCCGCCCTGTCTCTCGTACAGCTTGCGCTTGTTCTCGACGCAATGGTCTTTCACGTTGTTTCCGTACATCAAGTCGCGGATAGGTCGTTTCTTCATCCGGCAATTCGAGATGTAGAAGTACAACCGCCCGATGCGTAGTTTCTTCGCCCATCCTTTGCGCCATGCCCTCGGCTGCGAATGGTACGGCGGGTTGATGATTGTCACCTGCCCGCCATGCTGGTTCACTAACTCGCCAACCACCGCCACTGGAGTGTAGTAACTGGGGGGGGCAGTTTTCCCGAATCTGTTGAAAATCTCGTTCAATGTCATAGTTACTGTTGTATTTGTCCTTCACTTAAATCGAAAACGTAGCAAGCATCCAGCAAGGCATGAATCATGTCAATCTTGGTGTGCTGGTTGGTCTTGCGAATAGCCCTGAGCTCTGATGAACTTATCTCGACCTTAGCATTCTGGAAGCCCCACGGCCAGAGCGGTGAGTTGCTCAGGAATAGCGGTGGGTTGTAATTCGAGAACGACCAGCCGTTGGTCTCGGTGTTGTACTCAATGCCCAGCAGCATGTATTCCAGGTGCTGCAGCAGACCGTTCATGGTGACAAACGACTGGCTGACCGGAACCACCATCTTCTTGATGGTCTGCGCGTCGATGCCCAGCGACTGCAGCCACGCCTTGACGGTATTGATGGGCAGAATGCTCTGTGCAGGGTCGTAGCCAAACATAAACAGGTTCAGCCCCTGCTGGTTCTTCGCCATGAGGTCGTTGATGGCGTAGTCAGGTATGAACACCTCGCCAGGGCAGACCTTCAGCCAGCCTTGCTCCACCCATAGCTCATAGAGCGCTTTGTTGGGTGAGTCGTTCAATGCCTTCTCCACAATCCACGCCTCGCAGTCTGCAAACATTCGCTCGTCAGCAGGTTGGTCTTGCCGGTAGTTGACGCCCAGATACGAGATGGCAAAGAGGTCGTCATTTCCACCAAAGTCCAAACCAACAAAGATGTTCCAACCGTCCTGGTACTTGCAGCTGTCAATGCGTCTGTCGCGCTGTCGCTGTCTTATCTGGTCGCCAGTCAGCCACTTGGTCACGCGCATGCTCATATAGGCGTTGAACAACTTCGACATGAGCTCAGCCTTCGTCATCCTTCCGTTGTACATGTCAGCAATGGAGTCCTCGTAGAACTGGTGCTGACAGGTGATGCCCAGCATGGGGTTGATTTTCCGTCTCAGCTCCTTCGAGGTCAGCAGCAGCTGCTCGTCCTTCTTCTCCCAGTCGTCAGGCTCCAACAGCAGACACAGCTGGCGGTCGTTAGATAGCGTTGGCTGTTCCTCACCGCTGTCAAACTCCAGCTCCTGCATCAGACTCTTGTGCAGGCCGTCAAGTATCTCGATGAACGGGCCGCTGGTGATGGTGCCTGCTGTGGTGGTACCAAAGGTCAGACCCTCACGGCGTGGGCCCATACTGGAGCGCATCACGTTCACCAGATTCATCATGTCGTTCTTGCCATTGGTGTATTGGCTGCTGCCCAGCTCGTCCCAGTTGACCAACTCGGCAAACGGGCCATCCTTTGTCTTACCACCGGCCGTTAGCGGCATGATCATCGCGTTACGCACCTGGCGGAACTTCGATTTCCACTTGATAGAGCGAGATGTTATGTCGAAGCGTTTCTTCGTGTCGACGTCACTCAGCATGAACTTGGTACGATCATAAAGTATGCGGCTCTGGAATTCGGCATTCGCGCAGCAGTAGATTTCCGAGTTGTAGTCTCCCATCAGGAAGAACACCACCTGGATATATGCTGACATTCCCGTCTTGTCTGTCTTTCTTGGAGTGTACATCACGAAGTAGTTGCACAACCGTCTGAAGTCCTCGACGAAGCCATCCTCTCGCTCGCGCTCAGTCAGCAGCAGCTCAGGCTTGTCGATGGCTCTGACCTCGGTATTAAACCAGGTGTGGAAACCGAAGACGCTGGCCAGCACGAACACCTGGAACGGTTGCCAACGGTAGACGTGAGCCGTATCGGTACCTGGACACTTGATGCCTCCTCTGACGTGGTGCCAGCGCCCACGCTCGTCCTGCGTCCACTCACCCTCGCGCAACTGGATGATCTGCTGCACCCGTCGCTCGTTGAACTCGTAGGTGCGCATCAGCCGTAGGAATTTTACGGCACACAGAATCTCGTAGCCGTTGTGCAGCTCTGGGTTGTCGGAAATTCCGACGAAGTAGTCCTTCAGTCGTGGGTCGATAGCCTTCAACGCCATTAGCATGTCATCGTTCAGCCGTCTGCACAGAATCTCATGCGCCTGCTGTTTTTCTTCTTGTGTCATAGTCTCATCTATTAGTCAATGCACTTAGTACCAGGTCTTCATCGTCACCGTCAGAACCGCCACCAGCAGCACCGGTCTTTCCTTTTCTGGTCAGCCCCAGCGCCTCGAACTGTTTCACCAGCGTGTTCTGCAGTTTGTCGTACTTATCCAAAAGCGGGTGCACGTCTATCTTCTGCTGGCCCATCGATCCCGTCATGGAGTTGGTGATGTTCTCGGTCTCCAACTGCCCCTGCATCTTGTCGAGTATCACCATGTTCATGGCGGTGGCTCGCAGCATGGGCATCAGCCACGGGTCGAAGGCTGCACCAGTCTTCTGCTGTATCGAGCTCTTCAGCTCTTCGATGTAGTCCTGTGTCGTCTTTGTCTTTGCCATTGTTTATCTGTGAAATTTGATTTGAAGTTGTAGCGTGCACTCATAAGGAATGCGACACTCGTTATACACCTGGACTGAAACGCCCAGCTTGCGGCCTTGCAGCTGCATCCATGCGTTCCATCGGTTGTCGCATGGTCTGTGCCAGGGATGGTTCACGTCGCGGTTACTGGCTCTTACGCGAGTGCCTCGCTGGGTCAGCGCCTCCATCGTTCCCATGCAGACATGCGTCTCTTTGGAATTCTTCGGCCTGGCAACCGTCTTCGGCACCAGCCCCAGCAGCGGACACTCAGCGCAGCAGTCGGGCTGCATGGGTGGCAGCTGAATCATAGTGATGTTACGTCTCGGCATCTTATTTCTGTTTTAAGTGGTAATTGCTGATTTAATGAATGTTAGGATTTACATGTAGTTGGGGTATTCCATAGTATTGTACTATGTAGCGTTGGAAAAAACACTATCTTGAAAATACCCTGTTCAACGGAGACGAGGGCAAGAGGATTTGGGAAGTTGAGACCCCTTGTATAAAAAAGACCCGCGCGGGGTTTAGCGGTTGGTCATTTTATCTTTCCACCGCTCGAAGGCTTGCGCTCGTCGTTCCTTCACCTTCTCCTTGGTCTTGCTCATCAATTCGACGTGGGCTTGCTGGTGATGGTGAATACACAACAGTACACAGTTGTTTGGATCGTAGCACAACCGCTCCATCTCTGCCTGAGTCTTCGCGCTTTCGAAGGGGATGATGTGATGGCAGTCGACGCCTGGTATTATCCATCCAGTCTGTGCGAGTTTGGCATTGCCAATCTTGCGACCATACTCCTGACCGTCTCGACGGCACCACTCGCACAGTCCGCCAGCCCTTTTCCATACCACACGCTTGGTCTCCGGCCAGCGCTTGTCGTTGAGCATCTTCATGTGCTCAGGTCTGTATCTTGACTTGCTCATACTTGTGCATTTATGTGGCATTCTTGACGCATCCATTAGTTACCATTCGTACCCGTGTGGTCTGAAGCCTTGCGCCTCCAGCGACTCCAAGGTCTTGGGGTCTGCAGGTGGTGGTGTCGGTTCGGGCTCCGCAAACTTGAACTCTTCGTCAATCATCCTGCACCTCGCTTTCTTCTGGTGGCTGCAGGTCTGTCTGCCTGTGCTCACCTTCCCAGTCGTCGAAGTTGAAGCGCTGGTCTTGTGCAAGGCTGTCAGGAGTGCGGTGCTGCAGGCCCTTGGTCTTCTGTCCGTAGGCATAGCCCTTGCCGTTGTCTGCACGCGCTGCATCCTCAAACTCTTGGCGATACTCTCTGTTGAGCTGCATAATCACCTCGGCATCTGCCAACAGGTTGATGACCTCGCTGACGGTCTCGCAGCCCAGCACGATGCGGGCGCGATACAGCTTAAGGTACAGCTCAGGCATGCAGATGTTGAAGATGCGCTCAAAGATGTGCATCACGTTCGAGTCCTCTTCCCAGATACCACAGAATGGCTTGCTGACCAGCTTGGCCCTGAATCCCTTTTTGTTTCCATCGGCATCCTGGAAGATGTACACCGCTTGGCATACTTCCTTGTGCACGGTTGGGTCTGCCAGGTTCAAGGCGTCAGCCCAGCCAACGAGGTGTTCGAAGATGCTCATCGCTCGCTCCATCTCTTCTGTCAGGTTGTGCCGATCATCACCATAGCGAAT